AGGTCACCGAGATCTTCTTCTACAAGTTGCTCACGCGACAACACTCCGAAGAGATCTATCGCTGTGATCGTTGCTGTCGCTCCACCTGACGCGTACTGGAATCCGTCATCGTAAGAAACTCCTTGAGTGTAGAAGAAGCTCCTCGCGTTGTTATTTGTCCCGACACCGTCCCGATACACCTTGATCTCCGAACCTGGCAGGAATGCGCTTGCCAAGTTTGTCGAGTTGTCAATAGTCAGCGACAGCGTTTGAGGCGAATAATTCTCAAGCCATCTCTTCTTCCCGTTAAAAAAGGACAGCGAATAGACAAACCCATCAAGGCTGTATCCGTCCACTGTGACCTTCCAGAGGTTCTGATTGCTCATAGTGGCCTAGTGGTGACTGGCACTGGGCCACTCATTCGGACATAACGCTGGAGAGCTGCGACGACAGCGTTCGGGTCTGCTGAGGTGACTGTGATGTTGATCGTGTTCCCTTGTCCCATGTTGCCGAGTCGGTCTAGTGGAATGATGGCCTCTGGCCCTTTTTCACCGATCATGGCGATCGTCGGGCCGGTCGTGATGCCTCCCTCAGCTAGTCGAGGGAGTTTGACATTGGGGATCTCGCCAAAGTTGACCCAAGGGCCAGCAGCCTTGTCAATGCCATCGAGGATGATGTTCAATCCTTTGATGGCGAAGTTGAGTCCACCTTCTAGACCTGAGATGACTGCGTTGATTACGCCCTTGAACGCTCCGCCGATGCCCTCAAAGATTTTCCCTGCGAGATCTTTGAGTGCGTTGAACACTTTGATCACATTGTCTTTGAAGAAGAGGATTCCTTCGTAGGCTTTTTTGAAGGGCCACATGATGAGATCGAGGACTGCTTTGAATGCTGTACCGATCCATCCGATTAGGTTGCCTAAGAACTTGATGATCTGATCTTTGAAGGTGACAACAGCAAGGATCACCAAGCCGAACGGTCCGGTCAAGATTGCGAGTAGTAGTGGCCAGTTGTCCACTACCCAGCTGAACACTGTCTTGATTGCGTCCCAGACTGCGCTGAACGCTTTCCCTATTGCTTCAATGGCTACGCCGAATATGTTGAACTTCTTCTGAAGAACGACCAAGATGGCGACGACAGCGACGATAGCGATCGCTATCAAGAACATCGGGTTCGCTGCCATGACAGCATTGAATGCAAATTGCACAGCCTTCGCAGCTTTTGATACAGCAGTCCAGATCTTCATTGCAGCATTGACAGCCACGATAGCGACAGCTATTCCGCCGATCACCGCTCCAAGTGTGACCACGAGTCCCTTGTTCTTCTGAATCCAATCACTGAACTCAAGAAACTTCGGGAGCAGTTTCTCTATGAGTGGAGCGACAGCTTGACCGATTGACTCCTTGAGTTCGCCCATCTGAATCCCGAGGTTCTTCATCTTGCCCTGGGTCGTGTTGGCTGCAGTTGATGCTTGACCTTCAAAGGTTGTCCCGAGAGATGCGAACACTTCGTCAGCGGATGCTCCCTCTTCAATCAATGTCGCTAGTGCTGGGTCAAGTGCTTTGAGTGCTTTGAAATTGCCGTTATATGCTTTTGATAGAGCATCAGATACAGCTCCGAGATCCTTGCCAGTGCCGGCAGAAATGTCGAGTGCGAGGCCCATCAGATCTTGCGCCTCGGCGACATCTCCAGTTCCTCGAACTAGCGAGTCAAGAGCTGGGCGAAGTTCGTCATCGGCGACAGCTGCAGCGACTGAAGTCTTGGAGATGAAGTCTTCGACTGACTTGACTTGAGCGTCGGATGCGCCAGTGACATTCTTGAGAGTCGTGCCAAGTTTTTGGGCTGCAGCGTCATCTTCGGCGAATGCTTTGACAGCATCAAAAGCGACAGCGCCGATCGCTGCAACAGCGAGCCCTGCAGGGACTGCAGCCTTGCCGATGGCGAACGCTGCCTTCTCGCCTTTAGTCTCTAGTTTCTTAAAGTCAGCGATGGCCTTGTCAATGCCGGCAGGATTCCATTCGCTGATGATTGGGAGTGAGATTGCCATCAGCGTTTGACCAGTCTCTTGTTAGTTTGATCCATGACTTCGATGACGATCTTGTCAACATTGCGTGTGATCTCGTCTAGGTAGTCGTCAGATCGCGCCCAGACGAAGCGTGACGGGCCACGACCGAGAGATGCTGTCAAGTACTGAGCGAAGCCTGGACGGGCTTTGAGAGGGTTCTTGTTCCGTGTCTGGTTAGGGCCTCGTCCTGCCATGTCTGCCATTGATAGAGCTGCACCCTTGGCGACGATCTTCACGGTTCCGACAGACTCAAACTTCGCGCCGAGTGACAGATTGCGTGATCGTGCCTTTCGAGTGTCTACCTTCATTGAGACATTCTTTGACTCTGCTTTCCATGCGGTGCGTCCGTTGTGCTTTTGTCCTTTCAACGGTGCAGACGATGGGATGGAGTCCTTGATTGCCGAGAGCAGAGGATTCATGGCGTTCTTGATGTCCTTGGTGATCTGGCGACGAAGCGCCGGATCAACTTTCTGAATCTCACGGAGAGCCTGCTTCAATCCGTCGTACTCGATTCCGATTGATGCAGCCATTAGTTCTTCCGTCTTTGTTCATTGATGATCTGAACGCAGGTCGCCAGGTCATCTGTCTCGAATGTAATTGTCGGAGGCCAGAACCCTGTTGCCACTAGCAGCTCTGCTAGTTGCCTTCGGTGGCCTCCTGCGTAGGGACTGGCGAAGCAGTCTCCACGACTTCTAGATCTTCTAACTTCTTGACAAACTCATCAAACGAGATCGGTACTGGATGGCCCTGTTGCTTACTGGCCTCGTAGGCCATATATGCGAGGTCTTCCATCCCGATACCGTTTGCAAGATCTGAAGCTCGGCGCTTCATCTTGCGTTCCCACGAGATGATCACGAAAAGGTTCGTGACCACTTGGTAGGTCTCGCCATCGGCGAGCTTGACACTGAGTGTGAGTTTCATGGTTCTCCTAGTCGGGGTTCGGATTACTTAACTATCAGGTGACATCGCGGACGAATGATCCGCCCTTGAAGGTGGCCTCAACAACCGAGAGCTCGCCAACGGTAGTGAGGATCGGTGTCACAGTTTCCAAGTAGCAACCAGTCAAAGTGTACTCAGGATTCGAGGCTGACTCGGTTGCGCCGGCAGGGCTGATGACGAGTGTTGATTCGACACCGAACAAGGTGTTCAGCATTGTTTCAACTTCGGTCGCGCCGTAGCTCTGGAACAGTGTGAGCGTGAGCTCATTGCTGTAAAGCCCAGCGGTGAAAGTGCGTGAGGTCTGACCGAAGGCTGTGTTCTCAAGTGCTTCTGCCGTGAGGGTCAGGGTTGCAGCTGAGCAGTGATCGGTCAAGGTCATCGCTGATGGTGCGGTGACGGTGACGGTGGGGTTGCTGAGGTAGGTGACTGTTGCCATTGTTTTGTCCTTTATACGCGGCTTGTGCCGATTCTTATTGTGAGGTCGTAAGCAGGTAACTCTGCAGATCCGATCGACGCGATCGTAGGTCTGCCAGATACAACTGCGAGGGAGGAGTTCATGATTTGATCAACGACTCCGAGTATGTAGTTCGTAGCGTCGCTGTTGCTGGGTGGCGCGCCCAGGACTCGGAGATCAATCGTGATGTCCGCCGTCTGATTATTGAACGAGCTGAAAGTAGGAAGCTCAATGAATACAGTAAGCGGTCGAGCGTTCCGAGGATCAGTGACCGGCACAAGCCCGAGAGCTGTGATCGTCGCTGAGACAGCGTTGATCGAGTCTGTGAAGATGCCTGCCATCTCATGCCACTTGCGATCTCTTGATGCCGAGGAGCTGGTTAATCCGACCCATTGAAGCGACAGGTGCTGAGATGTTCATGTCTTGGAAACTATTGAAGGAGTCTAAACTTCCGCGCTCTCTGTATAACGAGGCCGCCATGAGCACGACTCCAGCTTTAACTGCAGCATCAGGGACGCTGGTCAGTGAGTCATGGTAGCCGGCCTGCACTCTGCGTTTGAATGACCATGCATTACTGGCATTGACTGATGAGGTCATGAACAATGTGTCATTGGCGGTCGCTCCGCTAATTCCGAGGAACTCGGTAAGATCGCTTACTGTTATCCAGGTGCAGGTCTGTGTCCAGACGAGCGATCCGACAGGATTGGCAGCTGAGCGATCTAGATCGTCGCCAACATCTTGAAAGAGTAACTGGTTTGGGATGATGACATCCGAGTCGTAGAGATAGTCCCCTTCTTCATCAATGCCGATGAACAAGTAGGTCGGAACTGCGAAGACGATGTGTGTCCCGTTGAGACCGTGTCCGAGTCCTGAGAGTGTGATTGATTGTCCGACAGCGATGTCGGTTGATTCAAGAGTCTGAACGACGGCAACATCTGACAGACGCTGGTGGTGCGTAACTGTGAATGTGGCCATCGTTCAGATCTCTCTCTTCGTCAATCGGATCAGGCGCGCTTAACGAACTTGGTTTCGTCAATCATGACCGAGCTGAAGTAGCCACGGAACTTGATAACTCGACCGAGTGCGCCGTCTGCAAGTTCAACACTGACAGCTCCGCGTTGCTGTTCCCAGCATTCGAAGCCAGTGCTGTCACCGACATACAGGTTCTTTCCGCCTGCAGCAACCAAGTTACGGTCAACCACGAGCGACAAGCCGAAAGCGTTGCCGTTAAAGGTTGAGGCCGATGCGCCGGTGCCGACTGCGTTTTGTGGGCCAACATTCGGGAACAACGGACGACCAGCATCGTCCACAAGTGCGCCGAGCGACGCGTAATACGCGGGCGACATTATGAGCACATTGGGCAGGTTGCCGTTTGAGTTGGTCAAGATTTGCTCTGCTGAGTTGTAGATGAACGAGACCCAGTCGGCAGGTGTTGATCCTGAGGTCAATGCTTCGGTCTGGGTGACTCCTGCTTCGAATGTTGCACAGGCTGCGACATCGGTAGCGTTCGCGTAGATGCGTGCCATGTCGTCAATCAATGCACCAAGAACCTCGGGCGAGGTGAAGTCCATTGATTCTTCGGACAGGTTTACATAACCGCCGTACAGGGCCTTCGTGATCTGGATGTCGTCCACGACAAAAGTGCCTTGATCAAGTGCGACGAGTTCGCCGTTAGATGCGCCGATGGTCGTGTGCGTGGTGACCTTCGGACGGATGAAGACCTTGCCGGATGCGGGCATCTGGCGGACTCCCATCGCGGTAATCAATGGGCGGTAGTTAGGCACAAACGAGTTATAGATCGGCGAGATAATCGGCACTGGAAGGATGCCTGGTGTGTCAGCCGAGGTCACATTTGGAGCTGCTGCATGGATGCGCTGGTTGAACTCAGCGAACTCAGATCCGCCTGCAGCGAACTTGATCATGTATTCCGCAATCGTGGGAAGCTTGAACTCGCGCTTCGGTGATGCGTACTGGATGGGAGCAGTGGCTACTGCTGCTTCGATTGCTTCTGACATTTCATCCTCCTCGGATGGTTGGGTTGGGGTTGGTGTTTCTTCTTCTTCGTCGGGTGCTTCCTCTTCGGGTGAAGAGGCAGCGACTGAATAGACCTGAGCGTCGGCGTATGCCGGTGTCGTGACGACCGAGAGTTCAACGAACTTAGCCTCAGAGACCTCTAGCGTCCCGTCTGCAAGGCGCTTGAACTTAGTAGGCACTGCGCCAACGGAGACCGAATCTAGAGCGCCATCGGCGAGCAGTGCGAGAGCGTCATCAGCTGCACGAGTGGCGCTCAGCTTGGCGACGAACATCATGCCCTCGGCAGTGGATACTCGTTCGGTGACGCGTCCGATGACTCGAGTCTCGTCGTGGTATTCCAAGAGTTTCGGCATTGGGCCATCTTCGGGAAGTGAGCCCTCAAGGAATATCACACTCTCGCCACCACTCAGTTGGGCCTTGACATTCCAAGGAACGGCGAGCCCAGTGATCTGGCGTGATGGTTCGCCATCGGCGGAAGCGTCAAGTGTGATCTGTTGAGCGGTAAGTCGAATCATGAAGCGGTCTCCTGGGGTGTGCGCGATGAGGCTGGTTCTTCAACACTGATCTCGGTGCGATTCATCTCGACATCTTCTATCAGATCTTCGGTGTCAAACTCCACAAACCTGTTACGCGGAAGGATGTCTATTCCGCTGAGGGTCTCTTGGATACAGTCCATGTAGAGCTTGGCTCCCAGCAGATAGAGATCTTGCTTGGCCTGTGTTGCGTTGCTGTAGTTGTATCCAGAGATTCCGATGCCGAGAAGGTAAGCCGGAACTCCGATCGCGCGTGACAGTTCAAGTGCGCTGAAGTTGCGAGCTTCGATGAGCTGCAGGCGACTCGGGTCGGTGTCGAATTGCTCATATTTTACGGCGCTATTTAATGCGCCAACAGCGTTAACGCGTCGAGCGTTTGACCATGCTGCAGCGAGCTCACCAAGTGATTCAGCGTCAAGTGGTTCGGAGCTGTCGGTCTGTTGTAAGTATCCAGCGACGATCTCATTGGAGGCGAAGCGTTCAGCACTGCGATCAAGTTTGATGGCGGTCTCTAGGACTCGGCGACCTGTCCAGAGGAATCCTTGAACGGGTGCGAGGAACTGGATGACATCGGATGTCGGAACGGCGATCCCGTTGAATGTGATGCTGTTGGATTTTCCGAAGAACTGCGGGCCTGGCTGATCCAAGGTGTCAACCATTTCGCAGGGCATCCACTGGAACGACAGCGGACGACCAGTGGCAGACGAGCGTGAGGTGACATACCAGAACGCGCGTCCGCGCATCATGAGATCCATGCAGGTATTCGACATGATGAAGTTGCGCGTCAAGGTTGGATCTGGAGTGTCCATCCAGGACTCGGTTTCAAGATAGATCTTCTCGTACTCTTCGCCAGTCCATTGTGTCGTGTAGTGGCGGAGCGGTAACGAGCCCACAAGCGAGATGATCATCTGTGTCGCTCGTGAAACTGTCGGAACGGACAGAGCCAATTCGGAAGCGGCCCCGACGGTGTAACTCCAAAATTGACCCAGCCCGCTCTGAGAGGCGCTACCTGCTGCAGCTTGAAGCGGTGCGTG